CAGGTAATGCTAGCTCGATAGACGTTTACTCTTACTCCATCATCAAGACAGGATCGGCAACATTTACTGTCTTGGCTAGCCAGTCCAGGTACGCATAATGCCTGTCCTAGAAGCATTAGGAGGTGGTTCTGTCAGAGGCTTTGGCCCAGGTGCTCGTAATCGCTTTGGACCGTCTGCTATCGGTGAGTTTTGGGAAGGTGGTTACTACGCAGGACAGATCTCCTTTGGTGGTAATACCTATTATCTACTTGTCTCGCCTAAGTCATCGGGTGAGAACGCGTCTATCAACTACAAGACCGCTGCAACCTCAGACTCTTTAGGTTTATCTACTTACGATGGTGCGACTAATACAGCAGAGCTAGACTCAGCTACTTATCCTGCCGCTCAGTGGTGTGCCGCACTAACAATCAACGGCTACTCAGACTGGTATCTACCTGCTTTGTATGAGCTAGAGATCTGTTACTACAACCTCAAGCCTACAACGGCATCCAACTCTACGTCTTACGGCACTAACTCTTATGCAGTGCCTTCCAGAGGCTCTAACTACACAACAGGAACGCCTGCACAGACCTCTGTAGCTGCCTTTCAATCTGGTGGCTCTGAAGCCTTTGCTACGTCAGCAAGGACATGGAGTTCTACCAATGCAGGTGTAGGTTTGACAACAGCGACGAGGATTGACTTTATAGACGGTGGTCAGTTCAACAACGCTAAGAATCAATCCTTAGTTGTACGAGCCATTCGTAAAGTAGCCGTATGAGGCTCCTTGTTAGGCAATTAAAGAAAGGTATCTGAAATGGCTTTGCAAGCTGATGAGCAAGTTAAACAGTTAGGCGATGCCGTATCAATCCTTACTGTTGTCGGTACGTTAGCTGAGTTATTACCTGCTATAGCTGCTGTGCTAACAATTCTATGGACTGCTATCCGTATATGGGAAACAGATACAGTACAGTGTATGTTCAAAAGAAAGGGGAATAGAAATGCCAATGGTCGGGAATAAAAAGTTTCCTTATACTGCTAAGGGTAAGAAAGCAGCAGAAGAGTATGCGTCAAAGTCAGCAAAGAAGATGCATGAAAAGAAAGAATCAAAAACAATGAAGGCTAAAGAGCGTAAGATGGGTTATCCATCATGAAGCAGAAACCTGCTAAAGTTGGAAAAGTAATGCGAGAGTATAAAGAAGGAACACTACACAGTGGTAAAGGTGGTCCTGTTGTTAAATCTCGTAAGCAAGCAGTTGCCATTGCTTTGTCCGAAGCTGGTATGACTAAACCTAAGAAGAAGAAATGAAAGATTCTAGGCTAGAAAAAGCTGGTGTATCTGGTTACAACAAACCTAAACGTACACCTTCGCATCCTACTAAAAGTCATGTCGTTGTTGCTAAAGAAGGTGATCAGATAAAGACTATCAGGTTTGGTCAACAAGGTGTTTCAGGCTCTCCAGAAGGTTCTGCTAGGAATAAATCATTTAAGGCTCGTCATGCAAAGAACATCGCTAAAGGTAAGATGTCCGCTGCATACTGGGCTGATAAGGTGAAATGGTAATGGCTACTTACTTAGACTGTGTTAATGGCGTTCTCTTGCGTATGCGAGAGAGTACTGTATCGACAGTGATACAGTCTGACTATTCGTACCTTATCGGTGCAATGGTCAATGAAACTAAACGTGAGATCGAAGATGCTTGGAATTGGTCTATCTTACGTACAACCAAGACAATCAATACAGTTAACGGTACTCAGAATTACGCTATCACAGGTACATCATCACGGACAAGACTATTAAAGGTCTACATACCTACACTTAAGCGTGATCTTGAGCAAGCCTCACAGGATCAAATGCATGCTTGGGTGAACATGCAAGGTACAGTCACTGGTGGTCCTCAGTATTTCTCCATAGGTAATAGCAACACCAGCGATGAGATTACGTTAGATCTATGGCCTATACCTGATCAAGCGTATGCAGTTAAGGTTGACTGTGTTGTACCACAAGCTAATTTAGTTAATGATCTTGATGTTATCTATGTACCTTCAGAGTTAGTAATACAAGGTGCTTATCTACGTGCTATCAATGAACGTGGAGAAGATCAAGGTAGATTGTCTGATCAACAGAATGATCTTTATAGGAAAGCTGTAGCTACGTACATTGCTATTGAATCAGCTAGGTACGAAGATGAAATAACTTGGAACTGGGTATAATGGCTGCTCCTATTAGACCTGTTAGTCTTGTTGCTCCAGGCTTCTATGGATTAAACACTCAAGACTCTCCTATCACGTTACCTAAAGAGTTTGCTCTTAGGGCAGAGAATGCAGTGATTGACCAGTATGGTCGCATAGCTGCTCGTAAGGGTTGGGTAACTGTTAATACCACTGCTGGCTACAACAGCACAGAGCCAACACTATTACATGAAGTTGTTAAGAAAGCTGGTACTACAGAGATTGTCAGTATCGGTAACAACAGGATCTACACTGGTACAACAACACTGACTGAAGTCTACAATGGTTCAGCTACATGGACTGCTCAGTACTGGAAAGCAGTAAACTTTAATGATAATACTTACTTCTTTCAACGAGGACATAACCCACTGATCTATGACCATGTAGCTAATACATGGATGCTTGTATCAGCTCATGCAGGCTATTCAGGTACAGTACAGCTAGGTAATGAAGTATTGTCAGCTTATGGTCGTCTATGGGTAGCGGACACAACTACTGATAAAACTACGGTATGGTGGTCAGATACGCTATCTGGTATGAAATGGTCTGGAGGTGCTTCAGGCTCTGTCAGCATTGAATCAGTGCTTACTAATGGTACTGACAGTATCGTAGCTCTAGCAGGCTTTAATGGCTTCCTAGTCATATTCTGTAAGAAGACTATTATTGTTTACTCTGGTGCTGATGGTGATCCTACAGCAGATCTTAAGCTAGTTGAAGTTATTGATGGTGTTGGTTGTATTGCTAGAGATTCAGTACAGGATGTAGGCACTGATATCTTCTTCTTATCTGATACTGGTGTTCGTAGCTTAGGTAGGGTTATTCAAGAGAAGTCACCACCTTTGTTCGATATCTCTAGGAATGTCAGAGATCAATTAATACTTGACGTATTGACTAATAACGACTATGATAATATCCGTTCAGTGTATCACGAACGAGAAGCTTTTTATCTACTATCATTACCCACTAGAGGTATTACCTACTGTTTTGACCTCAAACAACGTCTACAGGATGGGTCTTGTAAGGTAACTCAGTGGATGTACGCACCTAAGTCTTTACTGTCTACACGCAGTAGAGAGATGTACTTAGGTAGGCCAGGATACATTGGTCGCTACTATGGCAACACAGACAACGGTAGTAGCTTTAGATTCCTGTACTACACCTCTCATCTAGATGCTGGTGATTCTTCCATCATTAAGATACTGAAGAAGGTTAATACCTTAACAGTTGGTGGAGCAGGTACTAATGTATTCCTTAAGTGGACTGTAGACTACGGTACAGACTATCGTAGTGCTCTATGGACATACCCTAATGTTGTTCGCTCAGAATACAATGTATCTGAATACAACATCGCTGAGTACAACGCAGGTATTACCATTAACCCAGTACCTAAGCAGTTCCAAGGCTATGGACAAACTATTGGTGGTGCTGGTAGGGTGTTTCAATTAGGTATTGAAGCAGATATCAGTAACGATGCTTTCTCTGTTCAACAAATGGATATTTTTGTTAAAGCAGGCAGGACAATCTAATGAGTAACTATACCAAAACCACAAACTTTGCAGCTAAGGACACACTACCAACTGGTAATGCTAGTAAGATTATCAAAGGTACTGAGATTGATACTGAATACAACAACATAGCCAGTGCTATCACGTCTAAAGCTGATGTTGCTTCCCCTACTTTTACAGGTACAGTGACACTACCTACTGGTGGTGTTGTGTACGATGACGGGACTTACTAATCATGGCGCTACCCGCACTTCCTTCTGGTTGGTCTAGCTATACACCTCAACAAAAGATTTCTTGGTTTAACGCCAATGGAACAACAGTTGATGAACTACTAGGTGCCGGAGTACCTCAGTCTGATATTACCTGGATGTTGGGTAATGGTTATGCTCCTCCAGCTCCTGCCCCTGCTCCAGCTCCAACACCAGCTCCTGCGCCTATTCAGCAAGAGAATGTTTATACACAGACTGCTGAGCCTGTGTATCAAGAGCCTGTATATACACCTCCTGCTTCCACACCAGCACCAACAACATACAGTTTGTTCGGACTAACATGGGACCCTGCAGCATCGTTATCAACTAAGCAAGGATACATCGATACATTGCTTAGTCAAGGACGTACACCAACAGAGATCCGTAACGCTATCAAGGCTATTCAGCCTTCAGTGTCTAATCAAGAGTTTAGTCTACTAGGTGTATCTCCGTTGATGACAGACCAAGCTATCATGAATAGCTACATGGTTCCTCAGAATACGTTAGATTCTGTTGTCAACAACCTTGTTAATAACTTAAATACTAGCGGACAAACCATTGCTCAAACAGCTAAGACTTATGGTTTAACTGCTGAGGATTTGTCAGGCCTTACTGGTTTACCTGTCTCACAGGTTAATCAATTCTTCTTAAATGCTGGTCTACCACAAGGCACGCTACTTACTGGATCACTAAGCCCTACAACAGGTACTAATCAAAACATTGTTCAGTTAGGTACTGGTGAAGATAGGGTTATTGAAAAAGCTATTGGTGTTCAAGGCGATAAGATTGTTGTTCAGCAGTACGATGCCTATGGTCAACCTACGGGTACTCGTCTTGCTAGTCCGAATACATCAGAAGGTAAAGGATGGTTACAAGCTCTAGGTATTGTTGGTGGTGCTTTATTAGGTAGTAGTTTATTAGGTGGAGAGGCAGCAGCCACTGGAGGTGCTACTACTACTGGTGGTTTGCTTAGTGGTGGGGCGGAATCGTTAGCTGCAACAGCATCTGGATTACCTGCATCGACATTAGCTACATTAGAAGCAATTGGAACAACAGCGTTGCCTGAAATTATCAGTAATACTGGATCATTATTATCTTCAACACTACTACCACCAATAGTACCTCCAGTAACAACACCTCCTGCAGTGCCTCCAGTAACAACACCTCCTGCAGTGCCTCCAGTAACAACACCAATCCCTACTAATCTACTAACAACACTAACTGGATTGCCAGCTGCTTTAACAAGTACATTAGGGAATATTGCTTCATCGTTGTTCGGTGATCTAACAAATACAAGTGCTCAGAATGTTTTAGGTGGTTTGGTTAGTTCTGGTGCTAATTTAGCTATGGTTCAGGATGCTGCCGATAAATTACGTCAGCAAGGTCAGCTAACACAAACTGAGTACACTAACTTAGCTAACCGTCTTGGTGGTCAATACAATACATTAGCTACACAAGCATCGAACATGGTAGGAGAGTTTACACCCTTTGGTGTTACTGGCTCATTGTTCGGTACTACGTACAATCCTGCTACAGGTACTGTTAACACAGTCTTGACTGAAGATGCTAGAGCAATGTATAATCCATTTGCTCAGGTAGCTATGCAGTCTGCACAGGCTGCTAACATGACTAACGTAGATCAGTTAACAAGGGATTACTACAATAAACTATCTGCATTGTCTGCACCAGAGATTGAACGTCAACGATTAGCTACAGAGGCTAGGTTACGTGCTCAAGGAAGATTGGGTGTAAGTGGTTCAGCTTTTGGTGGTTCTTCACCAGAGTTGTTAGCTCAAGAACAAGCCATAGCACAACAGCAACTACAGCGTGAACTACAGTCTAGACAGGCTGCATTGGGTGAACGTGGTACGTTGATTGGTCAAGGTGCAGCAGCATTGGCACCTATCCAGAATCTAACTCAACAACAGCTACAACAGGCTCAGTTGTCCGGTCAGTTAGGTCAGCAAGCACTACAAGGTAACGTTGCTCAAACACAAGCTTTCCTACAACCTTCTTTGGCTGGTCTACAAGCACAAGGTAACCTTCAAAGCCTTGGATTAGCTGGTAACTTACAAGCTCAACAAGAGGCTTTAGCAGGCTTGTTAGGAGCTAGACAGAATGTAGCTAATCAGGTGTTAGGTAATACAGGTGCTGTTGGTGGTATGTTCGGTAATCTACTTGGTGGTTTACTGAATACACCAACATCAGGTTATGATCAAGCTACCTTAAATGCGTTAGCTCAATCAGGTGCTGGTGTTGGCTACAACGGTTTTTCGATCTAAGGAACAATAATGGCACAGCAACAAAGTCTATTTGGTCCAAGCATCTATGATGTACAACAACAGCAGATGCAACAGGATCAAGCTAATGCAATAGCACAAGCTAGATTAACACCATACCAGAGTATCAGGGCTGGTATGGGTATGGCAGGTACACAGGCTGGTAGAGCTATTGGTGGTTTGTTCGGTGTAGAAGATCCTAAACTGAAAGAAGCTGCAGCTAGACAGGAATTAAAGAATGCTATCTCAGCACAATGGGATGGTGAAGATCCTGCTGAAGCTTACAAGATTATGGCTAGAGAGGCTACTAGGCTTGGTCTAACACAGGAAGCTATCGCTGCTGCTGCACAGGTTAAGGCTGCTGAAGAGTCTAGGACGATGGGTGAGCTTAAGCGTGGTTTGTTAGAGGCTCAGATTGGTAAAACAGGTGCACAAAAAACACAAGCGGAAGCCTTGGCTGAAAAAGCCAGGAAAGAAAAGCTTGATACACCTTTTGGTAAAGTAGATCCTGATAAATTTACTCCGGAAAGTTTAGATAAGTTTAGATCAACAGGTAACTATGCAGATTTAGTAGCTAAACCAGAAAAAACAAAAGCACCTCCTTCAGTAGGTGCAGATAGAGAGGCAGTGTCTCTTGAGCTGTATAATAAAAACTACATGGACCTTACTCAACCAGAACGTGTTACTGTTAACAAACGGGTTGAAGAGGCTACAAAATCTCGTCAAACAACTAATATTACATTAAACACACCACAAACTGCTGCTTTGGTCGATCAAGGACAAAAAGCTACAAAACCAATCTTTGATAGAGTACAGTCTATTGATCGTTCAATATCACTGATAGATCAAAACACACCTTTCTCTGAAGCTGCTTTACGTCAAGAGATTGCATCAATCTTTGGTGATTCTCAGAAAGCAGCTACTGAAATTAGAGGTTTAGCTAATACAGGTTCTCTTGATGAGCGTATTGCTAATAGGTTTGTTAACTTTGTTTCTGGTAAAGACACTAAAGTTACTAACGAAGATCGTAGAGCTGTTCTTGTTGCATTACGTAAGCGTGAACAGGATCAATATGAACGTAGGTTAAACCCATTCAGACAGGCAATTAAGAAAGAATCTGGCGGTGATCCTAACGCTATCTTCCCATCGTTTGAAGAAGCTTTTGGGGTAGCTCCAGGAGCTGCTACAGGGAAAAGAACAACAAAGTCAGGCACTGTATACACTGTTGAATAACCTAAGGAATAAGAATGCCTACTTATACCATTAACGGTAGAACTGTAAGGACTACTAAGCCTCTTACAGACGATGAGATTGATGAGATTGCTGCTACACTACCTACTCAGGCTGGTGTAACACCTAAAGAGTTATCTAAGGTATTCCAACGTAACAGACCACAGGATACTGGTGTTACTCCTGGTCAATACTTAACTGATGTTGCTAAAGGTTCTGTAGCTAGGTTTGTACCACAGATTATGAGAGCTGTTGCTGGTATGGAAGCTCCTCTACAGACTCCATCAGCAGAACCAGGGCTAACACAACAGATTGAAAAACAGTTTATTCAACCTGTAGAGCAAAGAACACAACAAGCAATAGGTT